CAAGAGGTGTACGTCGTCGGAGGGAGCATCATCCCTGACCGATGGTTGTCCAATTTCATCACTGCCAGTAATCTGCTGGCGGAGGCTGGCGTCCTCTACAAAGTCCTAGACCCGTCTTAACCCCAAATGAACCTGATCATCGCCTCGGCCAACTATGCCGGTGAAGTTTTCACCGATAGCGGGCTCCGCTTTATGCAGCTCAACATCCCTGCGAGCGGAAAGAACAACGCCCCTGTACCTCTGCTTGTGATTCCGAACAAGGCCGGTGGTGACAGCTTTGATGTTTTCTCGCCAGGTTGTCAGATCCTGATTAGCGGTCGGGTTTACCCAAACCGTAATGACTACAAAATGTACGTGGTGCCAACGCAGCCGCTGCAGGTGGTCCCGAAAGAAGTCAATCTGAACCAGGTAAATCTGGCAGGCGGTGTCGGTTTTATTCAGGAAAAGAAGCTGGAGGACCTCTTTGCCTTCAGCATGATGTGCAAAGCGCCGAGCCAACAGCTGCTCGGTCATAACTGGCAGGACAGCCTCGGTTTCCGCATCGAGAGCTGGGGTGATGACGCCAAGCGTCTGGAGGCACTGCTGTATGTCGGTCGGCAGATGGCCCTGACTGGAGCTCTGCGCTACAACACCTGGACGGCTCAGGATGGTTCCCAACGCGGCACCTACCAGGTGAGAGTACGGGCATCACAGTATTCCGTTTTCGGGAAAAATCAACCAAAGGTGGACGCTGGTCAAGGTGAAGCAACCGTCGTCAAGGCGGCAGTTCCGGTGCCAACCCCCCAGATGCAACAGGATTTGGCACCCTGCTCAGTAGAAGAGGATCAAATCCCTTTCTGATCGAAAGATAGCTTCAGCTTATCTTCCCCTCTGCCCTCTTCCATTTCGGTGGACGGGGGCTATTCTGATTTTTGCACCCACAAGGTGCGCTAACCCATTGCAATGACTGAAATGTCCGTATTGGACCGTTACCTAAATACTGAAAAGTATCAAGGTGAGATGCGGGAGCTGGTGAATGCCCAGATCCTCAACGACAAATCCCAGTGTGGCCTCTTCCTGAAGGACACCGCCCTTGCTCGCATTGGCTGGTCCGGCAACGTGAAGGACTTCCCCAAAGCGGAAGAGTACGTCCACACCTACAACAATGGTGACAAAAACGAGGGCATCTTCTTCAAGACCCCTCGGATGGTCATCCTCCACTGCGGCTTCCGTAAGGACGTCACCTTCATCGAGAACTCCGACAAGGGTGGCATCGACGGAATCTACCCCAGGGATTCGTACCTTTACGACGACTTCGAGGCTGCTAACCCCGGTAAGCCCTCGCCTTACAAACGTCGTCGCCTGATGTTGATGTTCCTGGTGAACAAAGATGGCCTGGCTGTCCACAAGAAGCCGGTGATCCTGTCGGTCCATGGCGGTGCCTCGAACCTCTTCTGCGACGCCTACGCCACCTTCATCGAACAACTGGAATCAGCCTTCGCAGATCGCATGGGCCTCAAGTCCGCTGCAGGTTTCGACCCCAAGCAGGCAGCTGCTGCTATCTTCACCCCAACCTTCGGCGCTCAGCTGTACGGTGGTGAGAAAGCCAAGAGCTGGATCGCTTACCCCGAGAAGTGGGTGGTGCCAACCGCTGAAACCGTGGAAGACTTCTTCCCGAAAGACGCTGAGGACATCGATTTTATCGAAAACGTCTGGGAGACCTGCCCTCCTACCGTCTATGCCGCTACCTTCTTCAAGCAGTGTGAGAAGGAGATCGGCTACCACGCGATCAAGCCTGGTCTGGACTTCACCCTGCCTCCCGTGGAAGGTGGTCGCGGTTCCAAAGCCCTGTTCGGTGCTCGCGATGAAGAGACCGGCGAGGTTGTCCTCGACTGATCCTGTAGACTAGACCTGGACGGACTGAGCCACTCCTTCGGGGGTGGCTTTTTTAGTCTGGATAATATTTACGGATAGCGTCAGCTTCCAGGTTGGCCAATCGCTTGACAAGGTTACGAATAATAGCTTGTCGTTGAACGGCTAGTTGAAGTAATTTTTTAGCACCTTCACGAAGACTGGCTGGATCCGTCGCTTTGTCTAACTCAGTAGATAATCGTGTTATTTGAAATTCATCTTCCAGACTGAGGCTGAAATCGTCTTCTTCAAATGCGAACTCAACAATCTCGAAGCTGGACATAGAATCCGAGCATGATTTTTAGTCTAACGAGATACAATTTTGGATAGGTAGTAGATAATACAAATACAATCTTAAGAATTGGGTTGACAAATCCCAAAAAGACCGTAAAATCCAGTCGCCCACTTAATTCCCACCGTGGCAAAGAAAGCTGCTACCGCTACCGTCATCCACAAGGAGCCCGTCAAGAAGCGCACATCCATCGGTCATGGCCTGCGCAAGCGCAGCTCATTTAAGAGGCACGGCGAGAAACCATATGGCGGTCAGGGTAAAGGTTAATTCATTTAAGATTGTTCGGTAGTCGTCAGGCAGACAGCCTGGAAAGACGCTGGGAGTTTAGGGGGATGTTGCTGTTAGGCACTTGATTCCCCCACTCGCCACCTGTTTTGGTTCCATGACAGCCCTGGCCTAACCGCCGGGGCTTGTTATTATTGAGTGCCCAACGGACCACGCAATGTCCGACTACTGCACCGAAGACTTCGAGACTTACTCAAGACTCTTTGAGCTCAAAGCCGAAAAAACGGTCGAGTTGATGCGAATCCTCGACGAAAAGATTTGTAATGAGCTTCAAATGCCGACCATGCGGCCAAAAGACCTGTTCCGCATGGTTATGGACATGGGTTATGAAGTCGATCGTATGTATAAAAAAGAGAAAAATATCGAAGAGCAATCTACTTTTTTAGACACTTTCGTAACCAAAGATGAAACCATTTCTAAGATGCGCACCATGCTCCAAGATGAATTTAAACGTTACCTTGGTGAGGGAGATGAATGAAGAAGCCACTGAAGCCAACACCTGGAACTTACTTGTTGATGAGGACGGTGTTCTCACCCTCCCTGATGAGGTTTGGCAAACCCTTGGATGGATGGAAGGTGACAGCCTTGAATTCATCGAAAACGATGATGGTTCGTTCCAAATTGTGAAAGCCGATGAAACTCCCAGTGATTCGCGAGAGGTTAGTTCGTAGGCTGTGTGTAAACTACATCGCCTACATGGGCCAAAAAGACTGCAACCAAGATTGGTTAGCCGGTTACTTCCAGGCCAAAAAAGAGGCTGAAGAATTTCTTCGTCAACAAGAAATCTATGAACCCTACGATGGATGAAATGATCCGCAATGCCAAGCTCCTACAAGAGGAGGAATTGGCCTGGGTTAGTAATTTGTACCGCCAACGGCTGCAGTACCTTCAGGAAACTGAGGTTCTTCGCCAGGAATGGCTCAAAGAACAAGAGAACCAAATTAAAGATTAAACATCTTGTCAGAGGGTTGACACTCGGTAAGCTGACATCGTTGTTTCTGCTTCACCAATGAAGCCCCGCAAAGTCAATTACCGAGGCACCGCTTCGGAGATCCTCGAACCCATCGAATTTGAGGGTTACCAGATTCAGAGCCTGAAACACGGTAATACCAAACACGTTCTGTACCGCTTCCCAAGTGAAGCCCATGACTGGGAGCCTTGTTGGTCTACGGATATTGAGACCGCCAAAAAAGGGGTTACCAAATACAATCAGCATCTTAAGGAGAAGGGTTCGGTACCAGAGTGAGGTACCCGTAGAATCAGCTTTGTATTATTGACAGGCGTAGACAGTGGTTCGGCCCGCGTTTCGACATAGCGATTTGATGGATGACCTGGCGATGGATATCCACGCCTATCTCCTTGAAATTTCTACTGAATTTGATGGGAATCGGTTCGTGCTGATCCCCATCACGGACGTGGTGAAGAAGTTCGAACGCAATCACCGAACCATTCAGCGCCGTCTGAGTGCGCTTAAAGATGAAGGTATCTTGGTTCCGGTAATCAAGAAAAACACCATCACCCTTTACAACGTTAAGGATCTCGGGGATGAGCCATGACAGACGACAAAGCCACTGGTCACCTTGAGGCACTGGCGTTTCTCGTCAGCTCATTCACCGACAATGGCCGGAGCCTGAGGGCATTCACTTCGAACCCACAAGAGTTGGCCATTACAATCCTGACCGCTGGCCTGCTGTCGAACAGCAAGCTGATGCTGCAACCGGAAGAAGCAGTAAAAGCGGCATTTGACATCCACGCCAGGATTCAAAAGCACGTTGGCAATTTTCAGCAGATGACCTTCGCGTCAAATATTGAGAATTGCTTTAACCAGCAACACCCTGAAGTTGGGGAAGTTGAGGGTGATTGAAGGCCGGGCCTTCTCTCCTCAGCAGCCGAATTGATCCGTGGGTCGCTTCGAAGGCGTACTTCAGACTGTGGCACGCAGATTCTGGATCAGTGTGGTCACCACAGGTGAACGCATCAATCGATGCATATCCGTATTCCGGCCAGGAATGGAAGCTAAGGTGAGATTCCGAGAGAAGGGCAACTGCAGTTACCCCCTGGGGTTGAAATTTATGGGTGATCAGCCCCAACAAGGTTGCGCCAGTGGCTTCTGCGGCAGCGGTCAGTGCTTCTTTAACGAAGTCTTCATCATCTAAAAGGTGGGGATTTCCCCCTAGTAACTCGTATATCGCGTGTTTTCCTACAACCTTGGGGACCTCATACACAGCAACGGACCATTAGTTTTCACCCATTGTACGTAGGGTCTACACGCTAAGAACCTAGACAGCAGCAGGGAAATTCGATACTTTGCCGGAAATCGTGTTCCCCTCATGCCCCCTGCAGTGCTTGAAAAAGGTGCAAAAATTCTGGCGGGAGAAGAACTAGGGAGCAAAATTCATACAAAGTATGCTGCCGACAAAGATTATCGGCAGTTCGTGGATTACAGATCTGAAGGCCCTACCAGGATTGAAAAGTACGGTCATCGGCACTACCGTACACCGTTCGGAGATCTTCCGTCGACCACGTCCATTCTCGGGGAAACATCGGGAAATAAAGCATCTTTGGAACGTTGGGCTGCTAAAAATCCCGGCGGTCGTGAAGCTGCAGCAGCACGTGGCACGCGGCTTCATAAAATGATGGAAGATTTTTTGACCGGTGAAAATAAAAATCCGATAATTGATGACCAAGAAATTGCCGAGTTCTGGGAGGGTCTTCCAGAGAATTTAAGCAAGCTTGGTCGCGTAATCTGGGCGGAAAACCCCCTAGGTGGAGCATACCCTTGGACCATAGGAGAAGATGGTATATCTAGGGTTTGGCATCCAGGGGTACATGAAACGGAGACATGGGGTTTTGTAGGCGCTCCGGACATTGTGGCCGAATATAAAGGCAAAATTGTACTTGGCGACCTGAAGAGCTCAACTGGCCGCTATTTCGCAAAACACCCAGGCCCCGATTGCCCTAAAAATGAATACGGCATGCGTCGCGCAGGTTTTTGGAAATATACCAAGTGCATGTTGCAGCTAGGATCATATTCTTTGGCCCTGGAATATACGTGCAATTTAAAGCCTGATATATTTATGATTTTTTGTCAAACCCGAGAACATTCTCAAGTTTTTGCAGTACAAGGTGGGACGATTAAAAAATATCAAGAAAAGTGGCTTCAAGCGGTGGAAAAATATTATACGGAATGCCTACCAAAACTTAAAGAAGGTTGCTTAGGTTTGGAAACCGAGGGGGAAAAAGAAAGCCAGTGAATCACTATATTTACTATAGCTATGAAGAAAATGGTAGGGGTTATATCGGCTCGAGATCATGTGCATGTTCCCCAGAAGATGACGATTACTTCGGATCGTATAAGGATAAAACATTTAAGCCTAATAAAAAAATAATCCTCGCTACATGTGAGTCAAAAGAACAAAGATATCAAATGGAATATTTTTATCAGAAGCTGCATAATGTAGTTGAAAACCCTCACTTTGCAAATAGAGCATTTCAGACAACGACGGGTTTTAGTAGGCTCGGGTTGAAAAATTCCGAAGAAAGTAGGAAAAAAATGAGTCAATCTAGACGAGGGCGGCCGAGCGGAATGCTGGGTAAAAAACACAGCAAGGAAACTAAAAAACGTATAGCTGAGTCAACGAGAGGAGTTCCATGCCCATCCAGAGGTCGTAAATGGACACAAGAACGTAAGCAGAAGCACTCGGAAAACTTAAAGGGCAAAAAAGGTGTAGTACATACAGAGGCAACAAAACAGATTATTCGGGAAAAGCTATCTACGGTAACATGTTTGAAAAATATAGTCACGGGTGAATTTAAAATATTTCCATCGCAAACAGCTGCGGCCAAATTTATAGGAGTACCACAAGGTGCAATTTCAAGTTTAATTACTGGTAGAGCAAACAGGATAAAAGAATGGGCAGCTGCTGATCAAAACGGGGATTTGATCGTAAGAGATGTAACAATGGATAGAAAAACAAAGCCAATAAAATTATTGAACGTTGAAACGGGTGAAATCCGGGAATTTAAATCGGTAAAAGAAGCTGCCCAAGCGTTAAATGTATGGGATTCCACAATCTCTAAAATCATTCGAGGACGGCAACTGGTTGGACATGTTGTTGCCCCAGAGTCAGACCCAACGGACTCGAACTAAGACCGGTTCAGCGTAGATGTATCCGCTATACGGTTGAAAGACAGGAAGACTACAGGATTGAGGCTGGGCAGATTTCGATTTGACCGCTACCTTACCCCTGGCGTCCCAAAACGCTTGAAATAACAGGAAAGTGACGACTGCCACCCCGGAACCACAACGACCCAGAAAGCACCTGAGAGCGGGACAGATCGACCTTGATCTGATCCCGATCGACTGGGCGTTGACCCCTCTGAACGGCAAGCGTGCATATGTCGCAGGTTGGACTCAATCTCCGTATTCGATTGAGCAGATTCAACGGGAACTTGAGGAAGGAAGAGCAACCGGTATTGGCCTGCTGACAGGACAATGGAGTAATGAAGGCGGTCTGATTTGGGCAGATATTGATGGTCCTGAGGCGATTCCGGCTTTGGAAGAGCTGGCCGGTGGACCGATTGATGTTGTCTTCCCACCGACGCTGACGATCTCATCCGGTAAGGAAGGTCGCATGCGGATGCTGTATAGCGTCCCTGCGGCGAAAATGTCGTTGCTGCCGGACAAGGCGACGATCAAAATTGGGATTCCGTCGTTTGAAATCCTGTTCCGCTCCAGGCAGGGGGCGATCATGGGCTCCCACCCGGAAACCGAGGGCTATTTCACAACTGCCCATGGTGGATTTGAGTACGCCAAAAACCCACCGGAGATGCCGGATTGGCTTTACCAAGCCATCGCCAAAGCCTTTCCGACCAACAAATACCGTAAACCTGTGACCGGTGGGATTATCACCCAACAGGTCAACATCAGCTACGAAGAGGGGTCTAAATTCCAGGTTGAAGAGATCCTAAACGAGGCTCGGGTCTACTTAGCCCACCTTGATCTTGAGCGGGCTGTCGATTACGAAGAGTGGCTGGCCATCGGTATGGCCCTCCATCAGGTTGACGACTCTCTCCTTCCGGATTGGGTGGAGTGGTCTGCGCAGGCTCCCAACTTCCAGTCTGGTGTTTGTGAGGACAAGTGGCGGACATTTGAGCGTCTGCCTGGTGGCCCCAGCCCCGAAGGTGCTCGTGGCCTGCAAACACTGCGGGCAAAGGCCAAAGAGGACGGCTTCCTTGAGCTTGGTGGCTTTGTCGTGGAGTCACCAGAAGTCCTGGCGCAGCGGGCTGCTCAACTCTTTTCGGACGATAACGAGATGCCTCCCATTAACCGGGGGATGTCCGTTCAAGATGTGGTCCGCCAGCTCGTCGGTGAACCTGACGAAGAGGATCGCCGCGAAATTCAGCAGCGGGCAGGTGGTAAAGGACAACCGAAGACCCCGCCAGCGTCCTACTTGGCCGAGCAGGTCACCGGGATGATGATGGAATGGGGTTGGCTGTATGACCCCAAATTCGACACCTTCATGTTCTACCAAGATAAGAAGGGGACTTGGCGAAAGGAAGATCACTCAAGTGAGTATCGTCATGCCGTGCAGGACCTTTTTGTCACCGAACGTGGGATCCAGACTCCAGGGGGCTTCACCTCTCACTTGATCGCTGACGTCACCAATCTGACTAAGGCTTACCTCTGCCACAGCTATTGGGATGATGACACGGATCGCCTGGCCTTCCGTAACGGCGTACTGGAAGTCAGCACTGGTGAATTCCTGGAGCACGACAAGGAGTACTACATCACCTGGGGTCTGGACTTTGAGTACGATCCCAGCGCTGATCCTGGTCCGATCATCGATTGGTTAAACCGTACCCAGTATGGTGACCATGAGAGGGTTCAGGTGTTGCGGGCGTGGCTCCGGGCCTGTCTCTTGGCTCAAGGTCATGAACTCCAGCGGTTCCTCGAGGTGATTGGCCCCGGCGGTCGGGGTAAGTCCACCTTCGCCAACCTGTGCTGCGCCATGGTCGGCAGTGGGAACTACGCCAGCACCACCCTCAATCAGCTCGAACAGAGTCGGTTTGAAGTGGCCTCCATCAAAGGTAAGCGTCTGACGCTGATCAACGATTCGGAGCGTTACGGCGGTTCCGCTCAGATCTTCAAGGCCCTGACCGGTGGTGACAATCTCCGCTTTGAGGAGAAAAACAAGAATGTCGGTGAACCGTTCGTGTACACCGGCATGGTCATGGTCTGTGCTAACGAGCCGATTCAGACTACGGACAACACCTCCGGGTTGAGCCGCCGTCGCCTTACCCTCGAATTTAATCGCCCGCTTTACGACAAGAGCTCGGACGCCAAGGAGATGATTAAGCTCGATCAGGGCATCGTAAAGGGCTTATGGAAGAATTATTTACCCGGCTTGGTGAACTGGGTACTGCAGATGAGCGAGCAGGAAATGCGCGAATACCTGCTGGATACTTACGAAAAGGTGCCGTCGCTTAAGCGGGTGCGTAATGAAATCTTGCTGAACAGCAACAACCTGGTCGAATGGCTGCAGTCGGAGATCGTTCTCGACGATAAAGCCGTGACCGCTGTCGGTAAGAAGATTCCCGCTGCTAAAGATGCTCAAGAACGGTACTGCAACAGCAAGTATCACCTCTATGCCAGCTACTGCTCCTATTGTGAGGACACTGGTTCGAAGCCAGTGGGTCAGAAGCGGTTCATAGCGCTGGTGATGGATTGCTGTAAAAACCAGTTGCAGCTTGAAGGTGTTCGTAGCTTCTCGAAAGGAGGGCGACCGTTTGTTAAAGGTCTTGCGATCCGGGCTTCTGATGCGAAGTACGAGAAGTATCCGACGGTGCTCCCAGAGGGGGCAGATTAGGTCCCGGATCTCGACCTGTTTTCAGGATTGTTTCCGCTCTGTGATAAAAGGGTGAGTCAGTTTTACCGGCGCTTTTGAGGGCGTCTCTGACTTTCACCCAATTATCGTAAGTATGTGCGTCGATCTGACGTCACCGTATAACAACTCTATAAATTTAAATCAATATTTTTAATTTATAGAGTTGTTGATACCTTTGTCAGGATTAACTCACTCGGCCAACTCTTCAACCTCTTCTTTGGCTTCAGGATCAGGTGCGAATTCCAGACTGTCAACTGCAGCTTGAACCAGCTGGGCGGACATGCCGATCAGGTTGCCGTCGCCGGTAGCACGGGCAGCAGCAAAAGAGTTGATGGCTTCAACGAGTTCGCGTTTGGTGCAGGGCATTGCTCTATTTGATTTACACCAAAGTTAGCATATTTACTGCCCAACACAATTACGGTCAACCGTTCAAACTGGATTAGTGAGTAGGACTACGACGCCTTGAGGGAGGCAACTTCAGCTTTCAGAGCCTGCAGTTCAGCAATCGTTTCTTGCAGAGCAGCGGTCAGCAGCGGCACCAGCTTCGACTGATCAATGCCTTGGTAGACGGGGCTACCATCAGCATCTATTTGATCTTTGAACCCCCCTGCCGCCTCTGGAACGACTTGTTGAACTTCATGAGCCAGGAAACCATCGACATCCGGCGCTTTTTTGGCATCTACAATCCAGCTAAAGCGAACAGGGTTGAGCTGGGATAAACGCTCAATGGCGTTTTGAAAAGGCGTTATGTTTTCTTTTAACCTGTAATCAGACGTTGTGTCATAAGCGATTGAAGTTGAGGATGCTCGCCTTACTTGACCTACCCTGGTACCAGTAGAGCTGCCAAAATCAATGTAAATGGCGTTATTGCTGTTATCCGTTGTGCTTAAAGCGAGACCACTTGCACCATTGAAAAAGTCTCCATGAATACGAATCCTTCCGCTTGAAGACATGATGGCGCCAGAAGTGCCTATACCTATAACACCACCGTCTGGTAACGAACAAATACCATTACTCGCAATCCTCATCCGCTCCGTCGGGCTGCTCGCTCCATCGGCGGTAGTGGAGAACACTAGGCGGCCTGGATAATCATTCGTTCCAGCGTTTGCATCTGCCTCGCAACCGATTAAACCAAACGTATTTCCAGCATTGTCATTCCAGCTAATGTTTCCAATTCCTTCTCCAGAGGTGATGTTGCCGCCAGCAGCAGCTTCTCCTCTTTGAATTGAAAAGTTACCGCCAGCTGTTGCATCAGCAGGCTGACCTTGAACTACGAGTTTTGCATATTGACCAAAGCCGCTACTAGGACTCGTAGACGTGCCAACTAACAGGCGTCCCGACGTGTCGATTCGTGCTCTTTCGTTGCTATTTGTAATGAACTTAAGCGGATGATTTGTGCTGGTACCTAAATCCATCCGACCATCGCCAAAAGCAGCAACAAATCCGGTTACAGACGCATCCGAGTTACGAAGATAGACAACGCCACCATTGCCAGTTCCGCTACCTCGAATATCTAAAGCCGTGCCGTAGCCCAATCCATCAGCAGGACTAGTAGTGCCAATCCCTACGTTGCCTCCGACAGGATTAAGAATTAAGGATTGGGTGGCGTTGCTTGAAGTGTTTTGTGCTTGAATCCACGGTGAGCCACCGGTGGAGCCAATACCAAACATTAAACGATTATTGGTATCCGTAGCTGCTTCAACTGTGATTCCAGCATTGTTTAGCGTTGTGGAGCCAGTAGCGCTGGCGTTTGCAAAGTTGACTCTGTTAACCGTTAACCGAGATCCAGGGCTACTAGTCCCCAGACCTACCCTGTTATTGGCAGCATCAACGTAGAGCGTATTGCTGTCTAAATTAATATTTCCACTTGCATCAATCTGCAACGCCGTTGCGGGTGCAGAAGGGTTGAGATTTAAACCAGAAACTAATTGTGCCTTCGTCTGAGACATTTAAATGCCTTTCTACTTGCTCTTATCACTCATTTTACAAGAGCAAGACTCACACTGACCGCACGATTTTTTTGCCCACGTTTTATCCCCTCTGATTGGTTCGGTACCATATTCAAAATCATCATATTCAGGTAGATTACGCAACCAACGAGCAAATTCCTCGAGATGTTTGCGAATCAACTGTGTAGGCATTGTTACACGAACCCGTAACGTTCCCGTATCCTACGCATTCTATCCTGCATTGCAGGGGAAGACGGGATGTACTGATGGTTCCGTTTATCCATCTGACCACG